GTTGACGCCATGCCGGGTTGCCGGCGTCTTGGCGTTGGGGAGCACGGGCAGAACATGCCAGCCCCACGAGGCGTATGCGAGTGCGGCGTCAGCCTTCGTTGTCATTCGTCTCTGCCCGCAGCTCTCTTCGTGTTTTCACCTCCAGCTCATACTGCCGCGCCATTGGCGGGTATTTGCCCCATCGACTGATGACGTGCGGCCAGATGTCGAGCGCCTGGGCAAGCGCCTTCTTGGTTCCGTAGAACTTGATTGCCTCGTCTGTTGTCATCCCTGATTTACCTTTTGTTGAAGCATTTAGGTGTTGACACCATAAGCGAGAGCCTCTAGTATTTCAACCATGCGCGAACGGATTCACCGAAGGCGCAGAAGGAGATCGAAATGATTGTCGAACGTGAATATCGAGTGACGCGTTTTTCGTCCGTTGTCGGCCATGGGTCGTGCTGGCGTGTCATCAACGAAGTAACGGGCCTAGAAGGCGAAATCGTGTACCCGTCATACGATGACGCGAAGGTCGGCGCCCTTGAAGTTGGCAATAACTATCGCTCCATCGAGCGTCGCGCCGGATGGCGCTGAGGAGGCAAACATGGCTATTCAACTTAAACGCTCCTCCGCCATCGGGCGCTCCGGAGTCAAACTTCTGGTCTATGGCGCTGCGGGCGCAGGCAAAACGTCGCTCATCCCGACGCTGCCGAAACCGATCGTGCTCAGCGCCGAAGGCGGCCTGCTCTCGATCGCTGACGCGGACGTACCGTTCATTGAGATCAAGACGATCGCCGACCTGCACGAAGCCTACGACTGGCTCGTCGGCTCTGCCGAGGCGATGGAGTTTGAATCGGTGGCGCTCGACAGCATCAGCGAAATCGCCGAGGTCGTCTTGAACGCCGAGAAGAAAGCAACGAAAGACCCGCGTCAGGCATACGGCGCCATGCAGGAGCAGATGGCGGATCTCATTCGCGCCTTCCGCGACCTGCCTGGGCGGCACGTCTACATGAGTGCCAAGCTCGACAAGTCGCAGGATGAGGTGGGGAAGATGCTCTACGCCCCGTCGATGCCGGGCAACAAGACGGGCCAGCAGCTCCCGTACTTCTTCGATGAGGTCTTGGCCCTTCGCGTCGAGCGTGATGCGGATGGCAACGCCTACCGCGCTTTGCTCTGCGACGGCGACGGGTCGTGGCTGGCGAAGGACCGCTCTGGAAAACTCGACCAATGGGAAGCGCCTGACTTTTCCGAAATCATCAAGAAGATCATGGGAGGCGCGTAATGGCCCTATTCGATAACTACAGCGTCGACGACCTCGCCGCCGACTGGCTCGAGGCGAAGCAGACGGAGCGCGCGGCGGTGGAGCATCGGCGCGACATCGAGGACGAGCTGATCCGCCGCCTTGAGATCGCATCGGACCTCGACGGCACCGAGCGTCGTGAACTGGATCGCCACGCCCTGAAGATCGTCGGACGCATCGACCGCAAGGTCGACGCCGAGATGGCGCAGGAGCTGGCGGCGGAGCACGGGATCGGGGAGTACCTCTCAACCCTGTTCCGCTGGAAACCCGAGATCATCCTGCGCGCCTGGAGCGCAGCACCGGAGAACGTGACCAACGCGCTCGCACGCGCAATTACCGCGAAGCCGGGACGCCCGAGCTTCAGCATTGAGGAGAAGTGAAAATGGCAAGACTAGACATCGGATTTACCGCAGACGAGCTTCCGGAAAGCCGTGGTGATTATGAGCCGCTGCCCGAGGGTTGGTATTCGGCCGAGATCGGCGACGCTGAGATCCGCGTCACGAAGGACGGCACCGGCCAGTACATCCGCTGCCGATACAACATCACGGGACCGACGAAGGCCGGGCGTGTCGTGTTCGGCAACCTCAACATCATGAACAAGTCGCAGAAGGCGGAGGAGATCGGCCGCCAGCAGCTCGGCGAGCTGATGCGATCCATTGGGATCGGACGCATCGAGGACACGGACCAGCTCATCGGCTGCCCGCTCCAGATCAAGCTGTCCATCCGCCCCGCGGAGAACGGTTACGCCGCGCAGAACGAGGTCCGCGGGTTCCGTGCGCCCGAGGGTGCGGCGCCTGCCAAGGCGGCTCCTGCGGCGTCCTCAGCCAAGGCCGCTCCGCCCTGGGCGAAGAAGTAAACGACAGCCCGCGCCGTGCGCGTGGGCTCTCCACTGGAGAGAACAATGGCCAAGATCCCACCGCCTCAGAACACGATCGCCGCGCTGATTGATGCCGCGCACGAGAAGATCCGCGAGGATAACGACGAGCCCCGCGAGCACCTCGGCTGCTCGACAGCGGGCCATCCCTGCGACAGATGGTTGTGGCTGTCCTTCCGCTGGGCGGTGCGGCAGAAGATCCCCGGTCGGACCCTGCGCATCTTCCGCCGCGGGCAAGACGAGGAGGCGACGTTCGTGCGCGACCTGCGCATGATCGGCGTTGATATTCAGGAGACGGGCATCCGCCAGCGCCGCATCAGCTTCGGCTGGCATACCGGCGGGAGCATCGACGGGATCATCGAAGGCGGCGTGCCAGGCGCAGAGCGCAAGCGGCATATCGCCGAGTTCAAGACGATGAACGCGAAGAACTTCGCCAAGCTCTCGAAAGAGGGCGTCGAGAAGGCGCAGCCGACCCACTACGTGCAGATGCAGCTTTATATGCTCGCAACGGGCATCGACCGCGCGTTGTACGTGGTCGTGAATAAGGACGACGACAGTCTCTACAGCGAGCGCGTGCGCTTTGATGCGACGGTGGCGGAGAAGTACCGCGATCGCATGATCCGCATCGCCCAGACGGAGCGGATGCCGCCGCCGATCAGTACCGACCCGAGCTGGTTCCAGTGCAAGTTCTGCCCGGCGTACGAGTTCTGCCATGACTACCAGCTCACGAAGCAGACGAACTGCCGCACCTGCGCCCACGCCACGCCGCGGGAGAGCGATTGGCATTGCGCCCGCTGGGATGACGCCATCCCCGTCGAGGCGCAGCGCAGCGGCTGCCGCTCGCACGTCCTTCATCCCGACCTGGTGCCGTGGAAGATGAAGGAGGCGGACAGCGAATGGGAGGTGATCTATCTGATCGACGGCACCGAAGTGCGCAACGGCGAGACCGGCTACAGCAGCGCCGAGATCATCGCGAATCCGCTGCTCTGCTCGATGAATGATCCGTTTGTTGAGCGCGTGCGCCAGGAATTCAGCGGGGAGGTTGCGGGGTGAATCTCAGACCTTACCAACGCGCCGCCATCGAGATGCTCTACGCCTGGTTCGAACGCAACGCATCGGGCAACCCCTGCGTCGTAATGCCAACCGGGTCGGGCAAAAGCATCGTCATTGCCGAGCTTTGCCGCGATGCGCTCCAGAAATGGCCCGAGACGCGCGTTTTGATGCTGACGCATCAGAAGGAGCTGATCGAGCAGAACGCGGAGAAACTGCGCGCGCTCTGGCCGGATGCCCCGCTTGGCATCTACAGCGCCAGCATCGGGAGGCGGCAGCTCGACCAGATTACCTTCGCGGGCATTCAGTCGGTGCGCAGCCGGGCGAAGGATATCGGACACGTCGACCTCGCAATAATTGACGAGTGCCATCTCGTTTCGCACGCCAACGTCGGCAGCTACCGCCGCCTTCTCGATGACCTGTTAGCCATCAACCCCGCCCTGCGCGTGATCGGCCTCACCGCCACGCCGTACCGCCTCGGGCATGGCCTGATTACAGACGCGCCCGCCCTCTTCGACGACCTCATCGAGCCGACGGACGTTCGCGAGCTGATAAAGGCGGGCTATCTCGCGCCGCTGAAGTCGAAGCACACCGAGCTGACGTATGACACCGACGGCATCCACAAACGCGGCGGCGACTTCATCGAGTCGGAGCTGTCGGAGCGCGTGAATACGACGGCGCAGAACGTCAGTGTCGTCGAGGAGATCATCCAGCGCGGGCGTGAGCGTAAAACCTGGCTCATCTTCTGCGCGGGCGTCGATCACGCTTACGCTGTATCCGAACAGATACGGGCGTGCGGTATCAATTGCGATACAGTCACCGGCGAGACATCGAAAGCAGACCGCGAGCGGATGCTCGAGGAGTTCAAGGCGGGACGCCTGCGAGCGCTCACCAACGCGAACTGTCTCACGACCGGCGTTGACGTGCCCGGCATTGATCTTGTTGCCATGCTGCGCCCGACCGCCTCCCCTGGGCTCTACGTTCAGATGGCGGGTCGCGGCTTGCGCATCGCGCCAGGCAAAACCGATTGCCTCATTCTCGACTTCGCGGGCGTCGTTGCCACGCACGGCCCGCTGACAGACGTGCAGATGCCGCAGCCCGGCAAGCCGACGGGTGAGGCGCCGGTGAAGGCGTGCCCCGAATGCGCAGAGCTGATCCATCTGTCTTACACCGTTTGCCCCGAGTGCGGCTACGAGTTCCCACAGCGCGATCGCACGCGCTGGCTCAAGCTGCACGCGGACGACATCCTCGGCACGTCCGAGCGGCGTATGGACGTTGCGCGCTGGATCTGGCGCCGGCACGTCTCAAGGGCGTCGGGTGCCGCGATGCTGCGCGTGACGTACTATGCGCGCGCGATATCTGACGAGCCGTTGACGGAGTATTACCCCGTCATGCACGACGGATATGCCGGGCGTAAGGCGCGGGGAGAGCTGGCGCATATTCTATGGTATTCAGCCGGAGAATGGATTCGTGATAACTCGTTAGACCTTGACGTTATCAGCCGCGCGCTGAATGATGCGCGACCGCCGCGGCGCCTGTTCTACAAGCGCAACGGTAAGTTTGATCGAGTCCACCGGAGAGAATGGTGAAGTTTGACGTACTCCACGACCTAGTTGTTGACTGGGCGGCCCAACGCCGCATCATTCCGAACTCGACGCCGTTGGCGCAGGCGAGCAAGACGATCGAGGAGGTCGCCGAGCTGGTATCGGCGATTAATCGCCAGAGCCGCGCCGAGATGTCGGACGCTTATGGCGACATCCTCGTCACGCTTATCATTGGCTCGACGTGCGCGGGATTCGATTTGCTGGAGTGTCTTGGCAATGCCTACGACGAAATCAAGGATCGTACGGGCCACCTTCGACCTGACGGAGTGTTCGTCAAAGATGCGCCATAAGGAGCCCGAGTTCGTCGTGCGATACCGTGACCGCCCAAAACCGCCCCGTTGCTGCCATACTTGCGAGCATTATCTCGAGGATGGCTCATGCGCCGAGTTCGATTCAAGACCGCCAGAGGATTTCGCAGCGACGGTGGACGCGTGTCCCGCGTGGTGCCAGCAGATCCCGTTCTGAAGGTCAAGTCAGAGCACCTCGAGCAAGCCGAGTTCGTCTCCTGGTTCCGCAAGACCTTCCCCGAAGTGCGGATCTTCGCCATCCCCAACGGCGAGTCCCGCTCCATCTCCGCCGCCTCGCGCCTGAAAGTTGAAGGCGTGAGCGCCGGCGTCCCCGACCTCTTCATCCCCGAATGGTTACTCTGGATCGAGATGAAGCGCTCTCAAGGAGGGCGCGTTTCGCGTGAACAAAAATCATGGATCGACTATTTAAACATTATCGGACATTGTGCAATAGTGTGTGCAGGGTGCAGTGACGCACGCGAAAAAGTGATGAAATTCATTGAAAAAGGACAGATACCTTAGCGTTCGCATACCTGCGAGCGTTGAAGCAGAACTCAAGCGCCGCGCTGAGGAGCAGACGCGGACGGTTGCGGGACAGATCCTGCA